GCTTCACCTCTGGCTTCACCTCTGGCTTCACCTCTGGCTTCACCTCTGGCTTCACCTCTGGCTTCACCTCTGGCTTCACCTCTGGCTTCACCTCTGGCTTTGGAGAAATTGCAGGTTCTCCGGGAACCGTTACAGGCTTTCTTTCCGGTGTTGCAGGCTCAACCAACGGCTCGTTGGCTGGAGGCGCTGTAGGGGCCACAAACGGCTCTTCAGGGGTTACCACAGGGGGTTGGAAGGGGTCGTTTGCTGGGGGCGTTGTAGGCGCAACAAACGGCTCTTCTGGCTGTTGTTCTGGAGGAGGAAATTCTTCTTCCGGCTTGACCAAAGGCAAACCAGAAACAGGGTCAATGTTCTGCCATGGTTGTACTTCTTCGCCCGTGTCTGTGTAATCGCCGGGTTGTACGACGTAAGGTGTGTTAGTTGTGGGCCTTGCTCCAGTGATAGTCACTGTGCCAGCGTCTGTCACACCGGGAATTGTTGTAACACCGGTTCTTTGATTTGGTGGTGTATACCCCGTTGGAATTTGATTAACCAAATCCGAGTTTTGCGTGCCTGTCGATGTCTCTAAACTACCCTGACCGGACAAGAACCGGGGTATAGAAGCCGCAGTAAATAAACCAGAGGCAATCAACGAGTCTCGAATAATTGTGCTTGCGTACGAGTTTGCGTTAGCGGCTTCTTTAACAATTTGTTGGCCCACAGGCGAATTAGCCAAACGCAACACCGCAGTAGAAGCAACAGCCGCTGGCGCGGCCACAAGCAATTGCGCTTGCGCCGTTGGGTCAGAAACCTCGCCGTTAATTGTTGCAATCAACCTTGACGCGTCGGCAGACAACGCAGTGTCTTCACTTCCCGGCAACTTAGTTCCTGCAGTATCCGCGGCCAGTTGGTTAACTCCCTCAAAGGTATCTGTGCCTGTCAACTCAGTTGCCGCGGCAAACGCTTCCTCAGAAGAACCACCTGCTGTTAGTGTGTCTTTAAACTTGTTAAACGCCGCGTTGTCTGTTGTTGATGATTCAACTGCAGTTTTGAAACCTGCTGTAGCGTTTGCAATTGCGTTAAAGTCGTTTGACTCAATTGCATTTTTAAGTCTTACAGCCGACGCGGCCAGTTTAGCATCACTGCTACCCGTCAACGAAGACGCGGCGTCTAGTATGCCTGCGGTGTCTCCACTTCCAAGTGCGGCGGCCGCATTAAACAACGTTGCGGCTGTTCTTACCTCTGGAGGAACACTTGCCCCGCTCAAAGTAAGCCCTGCGTTTATAACGCCTGAAATGTTTCCTTGATCAAGCGCGTTCAAGCCGCCAGCAACAACGCGTGCTGTTGCAATGTTTCCTGCGTTTTGTGCAAGGACACTGCTTTCCCACAAAGCGTTAGCACCGGCAAAATCACCAGCGTTAGCCAACGCGTCAATTTGAGACATGGTGTTACCAGCAAAACCGCCAGCGGCGCCAAGTCCACTTAAAACGGCGCCGGCCCAGTTACCTTGGTCGGCCGCAATCAGCGCGTTTAAGGACTGCGCAAATGGCGCAACACCGGGAATGAACGAAGCAAGGGTTAATAAAGGTTGAAGATCTCCAATATCTGAACTATCGCCACCATATTGAGAATAAAAAATAGGCTTACCAGAAGCGTCAAACTGAACACCATACGCAGTAGAGTCTTTTCCAGTAAAAGTTCCTCCCCAGATATTGCCCTGTGCTTTGTCGTAATAAGAATTTATTGCTTGGCCAGTTTTTGTATTGCCGAATGTTGTTTGCCCTGTGTCTACTACAGTCTTCCCATCTACTGTTTTTATTTTTGATGAATCAACCGGGGTAACAGTTTCATATCCATCATATAAACCATAAACAGATTCAAGTTTTGCATCCGTTGGAACAGGCACAAACTTTGTTAAGGGGTAATTTTGTCCAGTTTCCCAATCGTATTGATATTCTCCTGTTGGTTGGCGAATATAGCTAACAGTTTTACCTTCTTCATCAGTTGTGGTAATAACTTGTTGTCCGTTGTATGTCTTGCCAATTTCTTGAACAGGCGCTAAAACAGGAACTTTACCAAAATCATTGATGTCGGTAATGTTTTGCCCAGCCAACATCACCGCCATGTCATAGGCGTTTTTTGTGGTGGAACCATAACCTTCACCACCCCATTTATCTGTCGTTCCTTGAGCAAGGATTTGGTTAGCCAACTTACCTACTACACCCGTTGTAGGCGCAGTGTTAACAACTTCATTTCGCGCTGTGCCAAGAAAACTGTCTAGTTCTCCTGCGTCAATAGTGTCGCCAAACCTACTAATTTCATCTTCAGTTGGTTTTCTGCCAAATGTATTTTCAAACAATGTAGCTGTAGAATTTGCAGGGGCAGTAGTGGTGGTGGTGGTGTTATCTGGTAATCCTAAATAATTTTTAACGTACTGGGTGTACTTGTCAGTAGGATTGGTGGCTATGTAATCATTAACAGCAGTTTGAAATGTCTTGCTTAAATCTTCTGGCTTAATTTGTCCAGATTGCAATGCCGCGGTCCATGCGTCAAGACCGGCTTGGTCAACGTTGGATGCTTCACCACCAACACCGGTTCGCCCGATAGTGCCATAGGCATCTATTACCATTTGTCTGTAGTTAGGTGTGTCTACAGCAGTAGAAGTATTAACATCAAGTAATGATTGAGGTGCAGTTATTACTGGCGCGCCTGCATTTGTTGTAGCGGCGGTTGTATCAGCAACGGTATTAGCAGATGTATTGCCAAGGTAGTTATTTACATACTGGCTGTATTTGTCATCTGGGTTGGTGGTTATGTAATCTTTAACCGCAGTTTGAAATGTAGCATTCCAATCTTCTGGTTTGATTTGTCCAGATTCTAAAGCGCCTTTCCATCCAGCAAGACCAGCAGGATCTACTTGACTTGCATCGCCTCCAACGCCTGTACGCCCAATACTGGCGTAGGCATCTAAAACCATTTGGTTGTAGTCTGGCAAAGACGACAATCCACCGACATTTGCGTTGTCTTCAAACACGTTGCTGTATGAGGTGGTTGGGAGGGCCATTTGTGTGTTTTGGTTGGGTATTCCTATAGAGAATTACCCATAAATTAAGGTGTTTATGCCCCGTCACCGTTGACTGCGGTGATCAGCAAATTGGCCCATTCCTGCCACGTTTCAAACGCCTCAGGGTTGGGAATAGCGTACTTGTCAAACACAGGGTTAAAGTTAACCGCGTAGGCCACCTCACGCCACTGGTCTTCAGGCAAAAACGGGAACTGCTGTTCACCAAAGTAGTGAAGCAGGTTCCCGTTCCAGTCTTCCCAAGTGCTATATTCGGGCAAGAATTCGATTAACATTTAAGGCCGTTCGTCGCCGAACTCGGCGGTAATTAGCGTTCTACCGGCCTCGTAGTCTCCGTCAATCACGTTACTGCGCCAACGCAGGCTAATGAGCCTGTACTCAGCACGAAGGTCTACTTTGCCGGACGTGGGTGTGTAGACAAAAGGACCCTTCTCCTCCACGCCGTCGTTTGCAAAAGGCCTGCCGACAATGGTAAGCTCCATATCGCCGACCTGTTTAAAATCTGGCTCAATACGGGTCAAGTGCATGCGTCTGTTGATGCCCATAGGCTCGTCTGACGCGGGCGTTCCGCCCACCCAGCTAATGTCACAGGTCTCTACAAACGAGTCAATTGCAAACTCTTCTGTGGCCGTGATCTTGTTCTTACCAAACTCTTGCTCCCAGATCACGTAGCCACCAGTGGCCTGTGTCATGGTGCTACCCGCAACCACAGAGACAGGCACAATGTCCGCAAAGGTCAGTGTGGTGTACCCACCAGAGGTGTTGTTTGTGAACACGGCCGCGGTGATCTGGTTGGCAGAAACAAACGTTTCACCAATCTGGGTGTTAAACACCATGAAACTGCCAGCGGGGTTGGTTGTTAGGTCACCCGGGGCAATCACCTGATAGGCTGTTGTAGTGGGCGCTGTGCCCCTGTTTGGGCCGTAGGTAAGTGTGTAGGACTGGCCCAGTTGGCCAGTGAAGTCCCAACCCGCCCAAATGGGTCGTGGGAACACCTCGGTCACGTAGCCACAAGACCTGCGTGCGCCTTCAGCCTCACCAGCGTCGTACCAAACATTATCCTTGACGTTAAAGATGATGCAGTCTGTGCACTCTGTTGCTGTGCCGCGTGGGTAGAAAAACCAGATCTCGTTGTAGCGAGGGACCTTGGTTGCCCATACCTTTTGACGCGCGCCAAAGTTAATGTTGTCAAACAGGTAGTTAACGTTCTTGTCGTTAGGCAGAACCTTAACGCCGCCGTTGTACAGGTAGAAGCGGTCAACACCCATCCAAAAGAACGTGCCGTCCATCTCAACCACCGAACTAGACGACATGATAGACGTCTGGTTAGACACCGTGTCGTAGCGCCAGTAGTAAGGCGCCGTGCCTGTAAAGGACACACGCACCAAAGAGTCTGTGGCCCAGAAGAGGCCAGAGGGCGACGAGGTACCACCACGAATGGGATACCCACGCACGATCTTGCCGGCCGTCACGTTCACCTCGTTGGCAAGCGTGCCGTTCCAGTCACTGAACGTTTGCACGTTGGCTGTGGATGAGTTAAATATGACGTTGTTGTTGCGCAGGAGACCGTAGTTGCCGTACACAAACACAAAAGGGTGTAGCACCACAACACCGCCGCTCACGTCGATTGGCAGGTACGTTGGTGTCGCGCCAGTGGAGTCAACCACCTCGGTCAGGATGTACCTGCCTGTTGTTGGGTCTGGCAAAAAGTTTCCTGCGTAAAGCGAGGTGCTTACACCAGAGTCAATGTTGTCTAGGTTGTGTCCGGGGTGGGCCAACAGCTTAGAGTTGCCCTCACCAGAAGAGTCGTACGCAATATCAAACTGCCACAAATGTTGACTGCTAGACGCAAGCCCGTCGTTTAAATAAATCTCAAACGGCGCCGTTGAAGACAATCCGGTAGACGAAGACACCACAACGGTTGTTCGGTTGGTGCCTGAGTTGTATGTAGGAACCGCGCTAACAGTGTAGTTAGTGCGCACACCAGAGGTGTTGTAAGCCCAAAACACAGTGGTGTTGGCCAACGTTGTGACTTGGTTGCCAAACACAGTCAGGGTGTTTGTGCCAAGGTTAATCGCTGTAACAACAAACGTGCTGTTAAATTCTGCAGGGAACGGGCCCACACCAACACCTTGGTCGGTGCCTGTGTTGAACACCTCAACACCCTTGTAGTTGCCCGCGTAGATGTAGTTAACGCCGTTCAGTGAGTTGGTGATCATCCCACGAGGGATACCAGTGGGGGAGGCAAACATTTGGCGGTAGCCGCCAATCTTCTTTGCCCTGTTACGCTGAAACCTAACCCACTTGCCGTCACTATACTCGTCAGCCTCAAACTTTGTGCCGTCCCGTTTGATGCCGGGCTTCACAAAAAGGGTAAAGATTTTTGACGGTTCAGTCGCCATTAGAACAAGCCCCCAGAGATCAAGTCTGCTTGAACACGCCCAACAAAACGGGTCACAAAGTTGCCTGCGCCTCCTGTGCCGTCCATGGTGGCAATGTTAACACCGGCCACAGAGAAACCAAGTTGTGAGTTGTTGGGTGAGTATATGCCGGTTACGGGGTCTAAAGTAAACGTGAAAGCTGGGGCCGCCGCGGTTCCTCGGTTCACAATCAACTGGCCAATGTTGGCCTGAATAAGAGGGTACAGGTTGGTTCCATCACTCAGAACAATGGCCTGTGTGTTGGTGGGCAGGCTGTAGGGGGCCTGCGAACTACCAACAACCTGCAGGTTGATGTTGTACCCGCTTTGGTTGGTGTCGTTCAGGATGTAGTACACCTGAGTTACCGCGGGCAACTGAACCAAGAGGCTGGTTGTGCGAGCGCCACTAAGTGCTGTAAAGCGCTGAATAATTGGCGTGTTGGTGACCAAACTTAGTGTTGCGCCCGCCACCGTGTCCACGTCGTACGTGGCCGACGAGAACGTCAAACTGTTGGGGCGTCCACGGCCCACAGTAAAGAAGTCCTGCTTGGCGGGGTCTCTATTTACGCAAATAAAGCAAGAGTCTCCCAAAGGCAGGGTGATTGTTGACAGGCTGTCAATGGTCGAGCCAACAGCGCTTGTTGCTATCGTGAGCGCGCCGGTGCCGTTGTTGCGCACCAAAATAAACCAACCCTGAGACAAACTAGACGCGGCGGGCAGGGTCCACGTGCCGGCGCCACCTGTCCAAACAAAACACTCTCCACGCGAGGAATCGCCAATGGTCGGCACTGACACGTACTCGTTGGTGATGAACGCGGCCTCTAGCTTGCCTAAAAGGGCCGCTGTGCTGACCCCAGCAAGCGAGGCGGCGTCTGCGGTAGACGTGCCTGTTCCGAAGCCCAGAACGGCCCATACGCCCGCCTGCGTGGTGTTGCTGGTGATGTAGGTGTATTGAGACGCACCAGCGGCTACAGTAAAGGACCCCGTGCCACCAAACCGCTGTACTGTGAACGAGTTAGCGCCTGTGTTGCGGATCAGTATGTCTTGGCCCACAGAGGCCTGCGTGGCGTCAGGCAGAACAAGAATAGACCCCGCAGTGGCCTGAATGTCCATGATACGGGCGGCAACTTGCTGGTCCGCATTAACGTACTGTGGCCAGTAAAGTTGTAGGGTGCCGGTCAACGCCACGCCGGCGTAGCTGACGTCGGTCGGCTGTATAACGTTGCCAGTAAAGGGCGAGGTGTATGTAGGCATTAAGGTTCCTGTCTAGTGGCGTTGCGGTCAACTATACGGCGTTGGTCTTCACCCTTGAGCGCGGCAATAGCGGCGTCGTAGTACCCTTTCCATACGGCTAGTTTTTCCGTGTTCTTCAGGTAGCCTTGGGTCTGCAAGAGCGTGCCAAACAAAAGGGCCTGAGGGGCCTCTCTGGTTAGCAGGTTTTCTTGGTTTTCAATATCAAGCGGTTGAATGCGGCTGAAATAAATTATCTCAACAGAATACGCGCTGTTGGGTACTGGGGCCAAGGCCCAATGGTCGTAATCATAGTCGCCGTAGTACAAAGGCTGGCCTGTGCTTGACTCGGTTTGGAACTGCGTAACGTAGTCCATGGACCGGTTCAAGATTGGTTGGCCGTTAACCTTCATGCTGATCGTTTTGCGCCAGCGTGCGGGTTTTTGTAGCACAGCGTTGTTCACCGTCAACGTGGTGTCAACCACGTTTAACTGCATGAGTGTTTTAATTTCCGCGGCGATACCCTGCTCTGTGAGCATAATAAGCCTTGGGATTTGCGCCACAAACGACTCATCATTTCGCTCACAATAGCGTATGACATCCTCTACGAGGCTGTCATAGGTCATTGTTTGTGCTGACATTTAGATTACTCGGGTTGTGTGGGCCACTCAAGGGTCCATGGGAATCCACTTGCAGAAGTGATGTCGCGCAGGGCTTGGCGGTATGTAGCCCATGCCGCTTTATCAGCAGTGCTGTCGGCAATCTGTGTCCAGTCGCAGTCTTTCAGCATTTGGGTGCGTGATACACGTACATTTGCGGCTTGTTCTGCGTCCTTCATTGCCTTGTACTCAGCTTCATTCTCCGCGGCTGTTTTGGCAGGCTGTAATTCTGTGGCTGTGGTGTCTGTGAACACTGGGCCGAGGATGTAGTTGGTGTACCACTTACCTTCAATTTCTCTTACGCCATCGCGCATTGAGTATTGATAGACTGTGCCGCCAGAGGCTTGTGGGCCTTCAAAGACAATGTCTCCACCCCACTCGTTGATGATGGCTTCTGTCAGAATGGCGGGCAAGCCCAAACCTTCATGCAGTCTGCGGAACTCGTCCTGATACATGACTGCGCCTGTGTTTCTTACACGAATTTGCATGATGTGCTCCTTTTAAGCAATTGCGAGAAAAATGTATGTGCCGCCGTTTGTGTTTACATCGGCGGAAGGGGAGGCTAGCAACTGAAATCCAGTTGCAATTGTGTAAACGCTGTTAGCATTTGATTCGGAAGATTGGTTGTTAAACCGCAAAGATGGGTCAGTTCCATCGGTCATTCCGCGAATTGTGTCCCAAACATACCACGCTTCTACGGCATCAGTACGTTTAATAAGCACAAACCTTGCGCCCCCTGTAAACCCACAGTTGACTGTGGTCAACGTCCCTGTGCCGGTGTAAGACCCAACTTTAGACACTCCTGCACAAGTTGCAAACAAATAAGCAACATACGAGCCGCCTGAAGCGTTCACACTTCCCTGTGTTCCAACAGAAAACACAGATGCAGTGGGCGTTGTATTGTTCCAGTTAGTTACACTTGTTTGCACAGCCCCTGTATCTTCTAGTTGAAGAATGGCTGAGTTGCCTGTTGCCGCAGAATAAACAATCCACGAAGCTGAAATATTTCTTCTCTTACAAATCATTAGCTCTGGCACTGCTTGTAAGTTGTGAGAAAAAGTTGTTGCGCTTCCTGTGCCTGTGTAACAGACTTCATCAAAAAAAGATGGTGCTCTCTTTAGTTGCCAATTAATGTATGTGTAACCACCAGAAGCATTGGTGTAAAAAGTTGAACTTGTCCCCGCAGAAAATCCATCTTGGTCAAATGATGAAATTTCAGTAGTGGTTGTTTGTTCAGCATCTGCTGTATTTGAAGTTAAGGCTCTATTTGGCCCACGCAATTTATCCCAAAAAGCGGGTGCTCCATTTAGGTTTCTAACTTTTGTAATTATTGCATCTGGCGGAAATCCCGCGCCTGTCACAGAAACTGTAGCGCCCGTACCAGAGCGTGAAATACCACTAAACACACTCGTACCCAAAGTTGGCACTGCCATTGGGCCTCTACGAATAGCTATGTAGATGTAGGTGGTTCCAGAGGCATTAGGAAAACCACTGCCAGATACAGCAAAACCTGTTGCAGTTGGGGCTGGCCCGTAATTGCCACCGTTTTCAGCATCGCTTGTATTTGCAAGCAACTCATTAAACAGACTTTCACCATTTGATGAGCGAGTCATGCCACGCATAGTGTCAGCAATAGCCCAATTTCCAACGCCACTTGATGGCTTAACAAGTACCCATTGAGGCTCATAACCAAGCGTTACTTGTAATGGTGTCGTTGTCCCGCCACTGCCCGTATAAGAACCACACGAAATCACATTGTCTGTACCAGTTAAGCCAAAGCCTCCTGCGTCATGGGCGAATAGGTAGGCTACGTAATTGTTCCCAGTTTGGTTAACTTCCCCGTTTGAGCCAACAGTAATATATGTAGAATTTGGGTCAACCGTAGTTGTGCCGTTTCCATAACGATTTACTGCCCCAGCAGTTGTTTGTGCGGCAGTTGAATTCAATACAATGTAATTGCCAGCCGTTAAACCACGATGCCATACGCACCAATTGTCTGTTACAAGACTTTTAATAATAACCATTCCGGGTGTAGAGCCAAGACTGTGGGCAATTTCCCGTCCAGAAACATCGTTACCACTCCAAGTTACGATGTCAAAGAAATTGGCTTGCTCGCGGAATGTCCAAGAACACATTGACCCGCCACTGCCGTTAATTGTATTAGTTGATGATGTTGCACCAAGCGTAAAGCCGTCAGCATTAAAGGCAGTTAAATTTTGGTTTGTAGAGTTATATCCTTGTGCTTCGTTTGTATTTGTATAAAGCGATTTGCTTGTTCCAGTTCCTCGCACAGTGTCATAAACGCCATGATAAAAAGCATTACTACGGCTTTTCATCCAAACCATTCCGTTTTTAGTAGACAAGTCAATGTTGTTGGTTATTACGTTTGTAGTGCCGTTGCCCGTATAAAGATACGTAGAGAACAAATTCTCAATAAACGCATTAGGGTTGACGTTACCCGCTGTAGGCCATTGGCCTAGTTTCTGCCAGTAAGCCTGTTGCTCAAGCGTCCACACACCCGGTGCAGTGTCAGTGCTGTATGGGCCTGATGGCGTTGGTGCGGTCTTGCTGATAATACCGCCGGGGTATTTTGAACTCATGTTGTACCTTTAAGCGATTGCCAAGAAGATGTAGCTTGCGGCATTTGTGTTGATTGCCGCCAAAATTGAAGCATTAACAGCAAAGCCTGTTGAAACTGTTGTGACAGAACCAAGTGTTGCGGTTTCAGCCGCTGTGCTGTTTAAAAACAAATATGGGTCTGTCAATACTGTCATGCCACGGGCGGTGTCATAAACATACCAATCACCAGTTGAATCTGTACGCTTGATTAGAACGAATCTAGCCCCACCTGTGAAGCCACAATTAATAGTTTGTGTTGAGCCATTGCCTGTGTATGAGCCTACTTTGGAAACTCCTGCACAAGTAGCAAATAGGTAGGCAACGTAGTTATATGCTCCATTTACTCGCCTATTGCTAGTGTTGAGTGTGTAAGTCGTACTCGTTAGACTTGTTATGTCAGTTGATGGCGCAGTTGAGGAGTTTGCAAACGCTGTTGTGTTGTTTAAATAGCCACCAATAATTGATGAGCCATTGTTGTAATGAACTACCCAATCTTCACCAGCAAAGTTTCTTATTTTAGTTATAACTAATTCTGGTGGGGTAGTCAGATTGTGATTTAAAACTCTTGGAGTTCCAGTTCCACCTGTATAGCAAACCTCATCAAAGAAGCTAGGGGCACGTCCAAAATTCCAATAGACTGTGCTGTAACCGCTAAAGCCTGAAGTGGTTTGAAAGCCTGTGTTATCCCAAAGGCGAGTCAATCCGCCAGATGTTGATTCAGCATCTGTAGCATTGGTCTTAAGAAAAGCACCACTTTCTGTTGTTGTGCTACTAACGCCTTGCAAGCGTGAGCGCACGAAGTTTGAGTCTGTACCATCTCTCCAACGAACAATCCCCATGTCAACGGGAAAGCCTGTAGTGTTCACTGTGCCTGTTGTTGCGCTGTTTGTAATAGGACTAAACACACTAGTCCCACTTGTAGGCACTTTCATTGGGCCTCTACGAATGGCTATGTAGATGTAGCTTCCAGAACTTAAATTAGATAGTGTAGAACTTGCAAAAAAACCTGTAGCACTAGGACTCATTAATACGCCATCAGTTGATTCTGCCGCTACTACTTGGGCGCTTAATAGTCGAGTTGTGCTTGCTGTTACTGCCGCACCACGCATAATATCTACAATAAACCAACCCCCTGTTCCGTTTGTTCTTTTTAATAAAACATATTGTGCTTCATACCCTAAATTTACTGAATAGCCACCTGATCCATCAGTTGAAAACGACCCACACGAAATAACATTGTCTGTACCAGAAGCACCAAAGCCACCTGCGTTAGACGCAAACAAATACATTACATAAGTAGCGCCCGAAGCATTACACACAGTTGCATCGTTATAATAGACCCTAGGAACATTAACAGTTGTATCTGTAGCTATTGTTGATTTAAGGGGGTTGTCATAATAAGTATCTGTTGTATTAAGCGCAAATTCATATCCAGAACCAGAACCACCTCCGCCAATAGCGTAAACAGTGCTACTAAGACTTGCCGCCGTAGCCCAATTACCTGTTCCTGATGTTTTTTTAATAACAATCATTCCCGGCACAGATCCAAGGTTATGCGTAATATTTCTGTCTGCCGCTCCATTCCCCGTATAAGTCACAACATCAAAGAACTTTGGTTGCTCTCGGAATGTCCATGCACAGTATGTAGCCGCATTATCATTAACTGCTGTAGAAGCACCAACAGAAAAACCAGAAGATGTAAACGCTGTTAGTGATGAAGCATTAGTATCTTCTGCCCCAACCGCGTCTGTAGCTAAATACTTAGTAGCACCACGGGTAGTGTCAAAAACCCTATGTGCGTATGTATTGCTTCGGGACTTAATCCAAACCATCCCACCTTTGGTAGACAAGTCAATGTTATTGGTGATTGTCTGTGTAGAGCCATTGCCTGTCCAAAGGTATGTACTAAACACATCCTCAATGTAACTTGGTACTGCCGGTGTCACGCTATTCGATGCCGCGCTTGCTGGGCCTGTGCCTGTGGCGTTGGTTGCAGTGACTGTGAACGTGTAAGCCGTTCCGTTGGTCAAGCCTGATACTGTAACTGGAGAAGACGCGCCTGTGCCTGTGACACCGCCGGGGCTGGATGTGACTGTGTAGCTTGTAATGGCAGACTGCCCAGTATTTGTAGGCGCAGTGAATGTGACCGAAGCAGAAGCATCACCAGCCGTAGCTGTACCAATCGTAGGCGCACCGGGATTGCCGGGCCAGTTGTCTGCGCCCACTGCCTGCATCACTGCCTGCTCTGTCCAAATTCCAGAATAATTAGGCATTTGTTACCTCAACCCATGATGTTGTTGACTCATCCCAAGTGTACAGCTTGTCGTCAGTTGGGTATGGCGTTGGTGCATTCCATAAACAAGTTGTTTCATTCAGTGTCCAAGATGCGTATGGTTTGGGTGCAATAAAAGCATCACGGCCTGAGTCGTATGTGTAACCAACACCTGCGTAGTTCTTGCGCAGTGGAGTGCCACCATTTTTGTGAGCGCCAGCATAAGTGTTATACGAAGTCTGAACCCATCCTGTACCAAACAAGCCAGAGTCAATGACATCCTGTTCAGCCACAATAACTTGTGTGACGATGCCGTTTTCTACTTTTGCAAAATGTGACATGGTTTTAGAATGTTATTGAACCAGAAGAAGTCCATTGGTAAACGCGATAGCCACCAGCAACAGTCACTGTTGGTGAACCTGTAGTGGATACTGCCGCCGCAAAAGAATCAGCGTAGCGAATAATCACAATACCAGAACCGCCAGCAAAGCCACCAACATCAAAATCGCCATCGTTTCCGTCACCGCCACCACCACCACCACCGGTATTAGCAGTTCCTGCTGTTCCATTAGTTGGACTATCATCAGTACCTCTACCGCCACCGCCAGCACCACCTGTTCCACCAGTAGATGCACCACCATTACCAGCACCACCGCCACCACCAGCATAAGTCACAGAAGAACCTGAAATGGACGATGCGCTACCAGCACCGCCATTACCACCATTAGAAGGGCTAAGTGAGGCATCAGACCCAACAGCACTAGCACCGCCACCGCCGCCACCAGCGTTTGTTGCCCCGCTATCTTTACCTACACCGCCATTATTACCTTGACCGCCTGTTCCTGAACCAGCGGGATTGGAACTGCCTTCTCCTGATGAACCACCACCAGACCCTCCAGAAGCACCATTACGACTACCCGGTGCTTGTGTTCCACCTCCACCACCACCAGTAGAGGTTATTGAGCTAAATATTGAATCAGAGCCGTTGGATCCTCTAACATCAGTAGCGGCTCCGCTACCACCAGCACCAACAGCTACTGTGTAACTACTTCCAGCAGAAACGGCAAATCCTGATGCCGTTCTATATCCACCAGCACCGCCGCCACCACCAATTCTAAATCCACCTCCACCGCCACCAGCAACAACCAAATACTCGACAGCAGAAGGAGCCACTGGCGCGGTTGGAGTTGCACTATTAGAAGCCGCACTAACTGGGCCAGCACCATAAGCATTTGTTGCAACAACTGTAAATGTGTAAGCAGTACCCGCAGACAAACCACTAACAGTAATTGGGGAAGATGTTCCTGTGCCTGTAATGCTACCGGGTGAAGAGATGACCGTATATCCAGTAATTGCCCCACCGCCAACATTGGAAGGCGCTGTAAATGTTACAGACGCAGACAAGGTTCCCGCAGTGGCCGTACCAATGGTCGGCGCGTTAGGTACTTGTAGCCCGTTGTAGGAAGCGGTAATGAACCCGCCTTGGTAGCGTCTGGACATTTATTGCACCCTATTAAGAAGCAATGTCTTCGTAGCTGATGCTGTATGTAATACCGCTGGCTGTGCCAGAGGTTACTGTAATTGATGTACCCTCCATCAAATAGATGGCGGTTGACTTGTCAGTAACAATCAACGACGCGTTAGCAGGCACCGAGATTGTAGAAGCAACAGGGTAGCCTACACCACCAGAGGGGGCAGAGCCTTTAGCCACAGCGCCGTTGGTGTATATAGACACCGTGGCGTTGACTGCCGCAGAGCCGCTTACGTTAGCCGCAACGATCTGGTTGATCTTAAACACTTTGTTAGAACCTGCGGCGTTGGGTAACAACACCACAGCAGAAGTGCCGGTGGGGGTTAAATAGTCCGTAGTGCCATAAATGGTCGTTACGGCTACGATATTTGGGTTTGCCATTTCAGTTCCTTAAAAGCCAAAGATCATCGCCATCGCGATGGATTTACCTGTTGTCACGCCAGAAGACGTAGCCCACGCCGCCGTGCCGCCAGAAACAGTCAGCACTTGGCCTGTTGAGCCAATGCCTAAACGTGTTGCGCTGTTTGTTCCGTTACCAACAATCAAGTCGCCGGTTGTGGTAACTGGGGACAACGCGTTGAACGCCGCAGAGGCTGTTGTTTGTCCTGTACCACCCTTGCTGATTGCAATTGTGCCTGAGTTGGCCGTATCAGCCAACAACGTCACAACGTTAGACGTGTTCTTATAGTACAACTTGCCGTCAGCAATGTTAATAGCCAACTCGCCTGAAGCAAGGTTGGTGTTAGTAGGTACAGTCGCCGCTGTGGTCGAGTAGTACAGTTGTATTGGTGTGTAACCTGCTTGGGCCATTTAAATGGTTCCTTATCGGGTGTAGTAGCTAATGTTGGGGCGGAAATAGATCGGGGACTTATCGCGGTCTTCGTCCTCGGCTGTCAGGGTCATCTCCGCCGCGTCTTGTTTGAGCATGGTAATTCGCGCGGGGTCTACACCCGGCAAAATCTTAGCCACGCGGTGTGACAGTTGGGCCTGAACAGCAGGCACCCAACGGTCAGGAATAGCAATCTCGTTTGTAAGCTTACCCACATCCTGTGGTTGCATTTCAATAATAAACTGAAACGTCTGAAACGCGTTCTGTGGCACAGGCCACAAATTGATAATTGGGGTTACCTGACGATCAAACCAAAACTGAAGAGCGCGTGTGCTCATAAAGTCTTTGTTTGGCAGGCTGTAGTAGTCGTTGCGGTTTAAGCGCGCCATGGGCACGTCTTGTTGGACCGAGGCCAAAGAAAATGCACGAACCTTAACATACACCGCCGAGGGGTTACGAAAGCGCCAGAAGATAGCCTGTGGGGATCCGTCAATCTGCGTGTAGCCCCATGGGTTGGCGGTGCTGTTTGTCACAGTGGTAAGCGCAACCCACGTAATGCCGTCGTAGCTGTATTCCACGTTCAGTGTGATGTTGCGCACGTCGGCATAAAAACCCGCGCTCAAAAAGCGTGTTGCGTTGTATGTGGCCGTTGCTGAACCACCCGCGGCAATCGTGTATTCCAGATCAATGTTGTTGGTGCTGAACGCGCCGCCCGTGCTGTCAGACACGGTGCCGGGGCGGGTCATCAGTCGGTAGTTGGCCTCGCGCACGTCCACGGTGCCACGCGGCATCTCGTACTGGCGCGTCTGGGCAGAACTGCCCATCACAAGGTATTCCAACAACCACAGGTTCACACCACGGTTAGACAGGTTAATTAGAATGTACCAAAGGGCCTGACGGGCCCTGTTGATATATTCTGGCGTCAACTCCTCGGCCAGCTTGCCCGCTTCGCTGTAGGCAAACGAAATCAACTGATCGACCGTGATGATGGTCTGGGCAGTTGTGTTCGAGGTGTTGTTGTAGTTACTTGCCATTATTTTTTCTTAACGCGCTCTGGAAGTTTCTTTTGAGCAGGGCCTGCTTTTACAAAATCTTTGCCAACAGACTGTTTGATGCCTACCTTTTTGGCAAACTCAGGGGAGTGAGCCACCCCCTGCATCAAACGTTCCTGTGACTTAGACTTGATGGGCATTTAGCACATACCGCCTTTGTTGTACTTCTCAGCAACCTTCTTGGGGCTTTTTGCGTTGGGTTGTTTGTCGTCGCTCTTCACACCAATCAAACCACCGGACTTGTACGTGCGCACTGAACCAGTAGACATTTTAGCGCGGCCACCTTTTTTGAGCTTGGACATGTCTGTCTTCTCGCCACCATGGGCTTGCTCGTCGTGCATCTTGAACGCTTTTTTGACGACCTTTTTATCTTGCGCTATGTCTGCACCTTCGGACTCGTAGTTCTTTTTAGAGTGGTCGATGCGGGGTTTGTAGTTAGAAGCCATGTTATTTCCTTTTTGTTTTAGCAGAATCTTTGAAAGCCTGCGCTGTTGGTGCACCCTTGGTGCCGGGTTTTCTCATCGTTTCAGCAGGACGCCCTTCGGCTTTTTGCTTTTTGATGCGTTCCTGTTTTGCGTGAATATTTGCGTATAGTCCGGGTTTCATTAGCAATTCCAACTTTTCAAAGATGCTTTAGCGCGTTCTGCAGGTCCTTTAGACTTTGCAACCACGCCCTCCATCCTTGCACAAAAACTTGCTTTACGGCCTGCGTCTGCCTTAGTTTTAGGGTTTGGCGCAGGCGGTTTCAAGTTTGAATTATTCTTGGCGTTGTACTCGGCACGACCTTTAGCCGTCATTCCCGCACCCTTGTCGGTGGGGTTATACGTCTTGTCTTTTCCCGTGGTTTTACGGGGAATAGGTTTGTCGTGTTCTCGTGCCATAGTCTTGCGCTCCTATAGATAATTACCCACAAAAAAGGGCATTCTTGCCCTTAAAGTAAAGCGCATTCTGCCGTTCGTCTTTTAAGCAACCCGGGCAATACTTTACCGCCGCCCTTGGTCCAAAGCATTAACTGCTCTTTAGCGCCCTCCCAGTCCTGCGCGTTGATCTTGCGCTTGAGTGTGGAGGTCTGGAGTCGGCCAATGCCAAGGTTGTAGCAGAAGTCCACGATGGCATTACACCTGCGTTCGTCTGCCGCTAATATGGGGCAGTTACGCAACACCCCGGGTAAATAGTTGTGGTGCAACTCAGTCATCAAAAGCGCCCTAGCTGTGGGCTCGTCCATGGGGGCGTCCTCTAGCGTCACCTTGCGCCCGTCTGAGTAGTAGGTGGACCCATACCCTATGGTTGCCACGTTGGCAGGGCATAGGTAGGGTTTAGCGCGGTATCCTTCAAACTGACGGCAGAATGCCGCCGCAAGGTCTAGGTTCATAATCCACGCTTGGCTAGTGTACGGTCAAGGAACCAGAAGTTAATAGTTCCGGCCAACAAGGCTGAAAAGTCTGGTGTCATCATTGTCTTAAAGACTTCGATAGGAAGAGCGCCAGCAAGCCACGCGTTCCACGCAAACCAGACGTGGATAAACGACCAGATAAACAGGACCCAGTAGGTCACCACAGGACGCACAGATGCGGATAAAGATGCGGCCCACCCACCAGCGGCTTTGACCATGTCCGCTTGCTGTTGAATGGCGCTGTTAAAGGCGTCCATGACACCCACGTCCACCGCGGCCTCCCTAACTGCGCCAATTTCTGCAAGTTTCTGTGCGCCTCTTAGTTGCTCTAAATCGCACTGGCGAGAGAACATTAAAAGTTCATGCTGGCGCTCGTTTTTCTTGTCAAAGAACTTGAGCACCTCGGGTGCCATGCGGAAGATACCGCCGAAAATGGAGCCTAATAGGCCGCCGCTTAAAATATCTAACATGCTTAATCCTTACAGCTTGGTTTTTTGTCTTCGTTCTGCATCAACTTGATACCACTCAGGAACCCAATCATGCCGCCGATAAGAGTAGAAAACGCGGGTGAAATCATCTTGAATATTTCTGCGTTGTCCACTTCCTTGGCCCACAGACCGAGCATAAAGCTCATTACCATGGCCAATACCGAAATGCACAGGGTCGTGCTTACCATGAGCGTGACCCACAGAGTCAGCTTGTCTTTC